AAATCATTATCAGAAGCATTGGGCACACTGGCAAAACAAATCTTTAGACAATTATTATCAGGTCTGATTCAACTAGGATTAGAAATTTTTGTGTTTGACAGAATGCGAAAAAAATTAGAAGAAATTAACGGGCAACAAAAGAAACTCAACAGTTCATTGAGAACTGAAATAGGTTTAAGAGCCATCCTAGCACTGTTTGGTGGTGGTGGAGGCGGAGGTGGCTTCTTCAGAGCAGAAGGAGGACCTGTTGCTACCAGTCAGCCATATGTGGTAGGAGAACAAGGACCAGAATTATTCATTCCATCAACCAGCGGAACCATTGTGCCAAATGACATGGGAGGTGGTATGGGTGGAAATGTGAATGTAAATTTCAATATCAACACAGTGGATGCCTCAGGTTTTGATGAACTCTTGGTTGGTAGACGCAACACCATAGTGGGAATAATTAATCAAGCACTCGCTAAACGAGGCAAACAAGGAGTGACAGCATAATGGCTTATATAGGTTTTTTTAACGGACCCAATTCAGTATTATCAAATGTGAATCAGATTGGATTCAGATCAATCAATTTCAAACAGCGAACACAAACAGTGGTCACAAAAACCATATCTGGTAGAACCATAAGAACACAACAGGCTACCACACTGTGGGAAGGCACATTGGAGTTTCCTTCATTAACACATCAAGAATTTAGACAGGTGCAAGGATTTGTGGCACTGGCACAAGGTGCACTCAATGAATTTGATATCATACTGCCCAACATTTCATCAAGAACAGCAGGTGGTAGATTGTATAATCTTGCTGTGAAAGATGATTTATCAGCAGGCACTACTGTGATCACAGCATATCAAACTGTGGATTCAGCAGGATCTCCAATTGGTGCAGATGATTCTGCAGGTTACACACCAGCAGATGGATTCACAATTCTAAACATGGGTGACATCATAAGATTTGACAATCATTCAAAAGTTTATATGTGTACCACAGATGTAACACCAGACACTTCAGGAGATTTTGTGATCAATATTCAACCAGCACTCACAACCACTGTGAAAGGTGAAACAGGTGCGGGTTTGACAGATTCAGCAGGAGCAATCACAGAAATAACCTATGACAATGTACCATTCAGAATGGTATTCAAAGGAGACACAGCCGATTACAGATACAATGTGGACGGCACAGTGAATTTTAGAATTGATGTAGAAGAGGTATTGTAATGACCAGAGAATTCACAAATTCTTTACAGACTTATCTGGCAGGAAATTCTCTGATAGAAATTTATCTTGTTTCCATTCAAACCACTTCAGGCACAAATTATTTTACATCAGCACCTTTTGATGTTGATTACAATTCACAGACTTGGCTGGCACAAGGTGATTTTTTAACACTGAGTGAAGGACAAGAAACAGCAGAATTACAGATACATTCTGTGAATATCATATTGAGTGCTGTGGATGTTGCCAATGTGACCACATACGGTACCACAGACATTATCAACAAAGATGTTGAAATATACAGAGCATTTTTAGATCCTATCACACTGCAATTGAATGGTGATTCAGGTGGTGATGCTGTGTTCTTGGCATTCAAAGGCAAAATAGCAGGATATCAGATCAGCAACAATGTGAACACAGCAGACATACAAATACAAGTTTCCAGTCAGTTTATCAACTTCACAAGAAAAGCAGGACGCAGATCAAACCTTGTGAGTTTTCAAAGAGAACATCCTCAGGATTTTTCCATGCAGTATTCACATGAAACACTCACAGATATATTCTGGGGTAGAAAAGGCATATAATGATTAGAGATATTGAAACCACAGACATCAATAAGATTTTAGATTGTATCACACTGTATGAACAATCAGCACGATTGGAAGGATCCAACAAAATCAACAAAGATTTTTTGATTAACAATCTGCGTCAAGGCATCATCAGTGCCAATCACAAAATTGTGGTAAAAGAAATGATGCAAAAGATTGTGGGTTTTGCTGTGGGCACACTGCTACAAAATCATTGGAACAATCAAATGTATGGAGAAATATCTTACATATTTGTACATCCAGATTTGGAAGGCAGAAGTCATAAAAAAGAATTGTTTGATGAATTAAACACTTGGTTTATGGATGAAGGTTGTCATTATTCATTGTGTATGACACATCACTGGAATGAACAATATCAACCTCAGTCGGAATACATTGAAGATTCAGATAAATTTTATACACACAATGATTGTGTGATGGTGGGACACAATTACATAAAGGTTTTACGATGATAGAATTCAAAACAACTCAAATGAAAGATTGCGAATTGATGTCAAATCATATAGGTGACATGGATCGCAATGAAATCTTTTGGGCAACAGGATTACAACCATATCAAGGCATTGTGCTGTGTTATCAATTTTCAAAAGAAGATTGTGAAGTGGCTTACAATAAACAGGGTGAAATTTTAAGTATTCATGGAGTGATGGATAAAATCACACATGGTGCTCCTTGGATGTTGTTGAGCAAGAATGCTTATCGCAAAGCAGGATTGAGAACAGGCATGACAGAAACCATAGATTGGGTTGATAAAAAATTAAAAAAATATGGTAGATTGACCAATTATATCAGCGAAGAAAACACAAGAACAATTCGTTGGTTAAAATGTTTGGGTTTTGATATCAAAGAAAAAATAGAAAATTATGGGTTTGCTAAAAAACCCTTTTATAAATTTGAAAGGTGTGCATAATGTGTTGTTGTTTTGATGCAGATACAGAAATAAAATTGGCAAATGGTGTTACCAAAAAAATCAAAGACATAAAACCTGGTGACAAAGTTTTAGGTTTAGATAATCGTGTGAACACTGTACAAAGATTGTTAAAACCTATCAGACACTTTAGAAAATTGTATTCTATCAATGGATCTCCTGCATTTACCACAGCAGAACATCCATTCAAAACACCACAAGGTTGGAGCAGTATAAAAAATAATCGCAGTTGGTTTGATCCAGACACATGGGCAAACTTTTTTGAACATTTCAATCTCAATTGTAAAAAAATAAAATCAGGCACTGTGTTGATCAATCGCACACAAGGCAAAGTGGATGTTAAAAACATTCAATCACAAAAAAATTTAGGCAAATTCTTCAGCAGAGTTTACAATTTAGAATTGGATGGCAATCACACATTCTATGCCAATGATTATCTTGTACACAACAAAGGTGGAGGAGGTATTGGTAAAATTGTGGGAGGCATTACCAAAGTGTTTAAAAAAACTATTGGTAAGATTTTTGATTTCATAGGTGATGTGATTGGATTTGTGTTCAAACCATTTGGTGTGCCAGACATTCCAGATTTCAATGCAGAACAAGCCGCATCAGGAGTAAAATTACAAAAGCCAGGCACCAACTTAGGATTTCCTGTGATCTATGGACACAGAAGAGTTGGGTCAGTTCCTATATTTGCAGAAACAAATGGATCAGACAATCAAGATTTATATGTGGTGTATGCCATCTGTGAAGGAGAAATAGAAGGCATAAGAAATATCAAAGTGGATGGAAATACAATTGGTAACAGAACCAGCACATACACAGCAGGAGTACAATATTCAGCAGGTTATCCATATGATGGTGCTAGAATGGTGTTTGAATGTTATAATGGTACGGAAAATCAAACACAATCCTCATTGATGAATTCATCAGGCAGTTGGAGCAACAAACAACGCACACTGCCAGGACTAGCCTATGTGGCGGCAAGATTTAGATGGATTGCTTCAACACAAGAAGAAGCAGATCGTAATCCATTTGGTGGTGGTATACCACAATTGGAATTTGATGTGTATGGCAAAAAAGTTTATGATGTGAGCACACACGCAGGTGGAGTGGATCTTGTTAATGATTATGATGCATTAACAAAAACCTATTCAACCAATCCTGCCAACTGTTTGCTGGATTATATCATGTCACCTCGTTATGGTGCAGGTTATGAAAAGAGTTACATCAATGCTGACTCATTCAAAACAGCCGCAGACAAATTCAATCAAACTGTGGTGCATGATGCCAATGATCCTGCCAATTCAACAGCAAAAATTATCACCTGTAATGTTGTGCTACAAACAGAATCAGAAATATTATCCAATGTGAAAAAGATATTGAGTGGTTGCAGATCACTGATGCCATTCGTGCAAGGCAGATACAAATTAAAAGTGGAAGATGGTGGACACCCAACAGACATCACATCTTCAACTGTGAGTGTGGCATTTGATGTCACAGCAGATCACATTGTGGGACAAATCACACTGTCGGGCGAAGCCAAAGAAACCAAATACAATCAAGTGTTGGTAAACTATGTGGATCCAGATGAAGAATTTTCATCACAACAAGAATTTTTTAACACCACAGGAGATTTGGCAAAAGATGACAATGAAACACTGACAGGTGAATTCACATTTGAAACCATCACCAATAGAGCCACTGCCAAAGACTTTGCCAGATTGATCTATCAAAAATCAAGAAATCAAAGATCAATATCATTCAATGGTACTCAAGAATTACTCAATGTGGAAGTGGGAGACATCATCAGAGTCACAGATACCATATTGAATCTGAATCAACAAGCATTCAGAGTGGTATCACTCACACTGCAATTGGACAGCACAGTGAAAATAGAAGCAGTGGAACACGATGCCACAATATATCCGCACATATCCACAGCACAGAAAGAAATTGCTCCACCAATTTTCAAAGCAGATACCAAATACAATTATGTGAGAACAGCACCACAAAATTCTGCTCCAGAAAACTATAACAACGGCGTAACCACACCTCCACCTGCCAACACATACTTGTTGGATCCACAGATCAATCTGTATCAAAACAGCAATATACCACCACAGTTTGAATTTGTAGACACAGGCAGTTTTATGTTGAGAGCACAAGACATTGCCAACAGAATAATATTTGGTGGTTCTGTGAAAATTAGAACAGACAAAGGTTATGTGAATTACAATTTTCCAAACAGAGCAAGTGTATTGAGAACCATGTTGGCAGATTTTTATCTAGCAGTACCACAAGGAGGTACACAATTCAATGAAATCAGAATAGAATTTTATGAAGGCACACAATATCTTGGTGCAAAAGAATACACACATTTAGCACAAGGATTTTCAGCAACAGGATCAATCACAGGTGCCAGTTTGTTTGGTGCTCCTACCATAGGTGATCCATTTATTCCATTCTTTGTGCAACCCATACAGATTCCTGTGAATCCAGCATTGAATTACAAGATCAGATATCTCAACAGCCGCAACAATCATTTGGTAATTGCAGGTGATATCAATTCATGGGCAGGATTTCAAACACACTCATACACATTGAATGGCAACAGCATTCAAGATTCAGGATTTGAAGGTTTGGTCAATTACACAGCAGAAAATTTAAATCAATTAGTCACACAGTTTCCAAATGGATCATCATTTGTGAGCAACACAGGTGGCGCAGTGAATTTAGGAGCATAAGATGCCAGGTACAGGTTATTACGATTCCAGCACAAGAACTTACAAAAGTCTTCCTGTAGAAACTTGGGCTTCATACACAGATTGGAGCACATTTACATCTTGGACCGGCACTGCTTCAGACACAGTGACATTTACCACACAGGTGTATGATGCAGGTAAAATAGATTATTTCAATCCCACTGTGACAGTGGAAGCCAGCATACCTGTAGACATAGAC